GCTGGAGATAGGTCACCGGGCGCACTGGCGGCGGCGAGAAAAGCAGCAGGACTAGGTTAGCTTACCCAGGAGGTAGAAGGTCATGGCACAGACGGCGACGACTGGTAATCTGGAAAATGCCCAGAAGATCATTATTGCGGCGAGTAGGTACACAGAGGAGCATAATGCTCCAGCTCTAGCGCTGATAGAGAAGTTCAATCTCCCGAAGGGAGCAAAGCAGGTCACGGTTCCCAAGGTGGGGCCGATGACCATGTCTGATCTCACGGACGGTCAGGACATCGTGGATGAGGAAGACATTGGCATGACCACGGTAGACCTGACGGCCTCAGAGGTCGGGGCCAAGGTCATCCTGACCGACAAGTTGGTACGGCAGGCCGCCACCAACGTCTTCTCCATGATAGGCAGACAGCTTGGTGACGGTATGGCGAGGAAGAAGGACGAGGACGTTCTGGCTCTCTACACCAACCTAAATGGTGGTACCAAGTTGGGTGCTGCGACCAAGTTCATGAAGGCATCTAACGTACAGGGAGTTATTGCCCACGCGAAAGCCAACAAGTTTGGCAACCAGGTGTACATCCTCCACCACCCGAATGCGGTTGCATACCTCTCCAAGGAAGTGGCAACAGTCGCGTCCGCGGGGTCTGCCTCTATACCAGAGGGCTGGTCTCAGGACTTGCTGGGCAACTTCTGGGGTGGCCTTCGCCCCATGAACAATGTGGCGATCTTTGAAGACGGCAACATTTCAGAGGACTCTTCCGGTGATGGCATCGGCGTAATAGCCGACAAGACCGCTCTAGCGGCACTTAACAGTGTGGAGACGCGAACTGAGCGTCAGCGTGACGCCTCTCTCAGGGCCACGGAAGTAGTGATGACTGCTGACTACGGCGTGTTCGAGCTAGATGATACCCGTGGCGCAGGAATCACATTTGACGTAACAGCTCTGGCAACTAACAACTAGGAGCGGTCATGGTTACTGGAATAACCGAGCGTAATCAGATGAAGGCAGAGTTGGTCAATCTTGGGTACTCGCTGAAGTACATAGATGACTGGCAGCCAAAGACGACACTGTATCGGCATAGGCCCGCCTATAACGCTGAGGGCGTCATGTCTGATGCCATCGGTACAGCGGTGCTAAATGTGCCCGGTAACCCTGATTACGTGTTTCGTAAGTCTAAAATAGGGTTATTCCCCTGGATGCCCAGCGAGAAGTGTGAGTGCCAGTGGTGCGGAGTTGCGGGCTCTGAGCAAATCGAGGAACCAGTTACCAGTGTGGTAGCGAGTGTCCCCGAGTCCGCAAGTACCGTCGGTATCCAGGACGGTAGGTCCAGACCTGCCCAAATTCAGTGTACCGTGTGTGACTATGTGTCGGAAGGCGCGTCCCTTTCGGGTGCGCAGTCCAAGCTGCGGAGTCACGCAAAAAGTCACTAGGAGTAGTATGCCGGGGGCGGCTGTAAAGATAGGCCGAGGTCGCTCCCGGCAAACAAATATCGGCCTGTCGCAGGGCATAGAACCTGCTCAAATAATAACCTTAAAGGAGGTTAGGCATGGCATTCCCATTGTCAGTAAATTTATCGTATGGAATGGAAAAACGAGAGACTTCAGACCAAAGACAAAAACTTGGTACCAGGGCAACCACCCCTGATGGTAGAGTTTTCTACTATGCAGAGAATAGCGGTACAGCTATTACCCACGGTGGTTACTTGCTAGATGGTATCGCTGCTGTTGCGGCACATGATATGGATGTAGCGGCTGCTGCCACTTCAGCAGGAGAAACCACCTTTACTAGTGGAACTTCTCTTACCACGACTAAAAACCAGTATGCAGATGGCTATGTGTACTTTAACGATGGACCAGGGCAAGGTGAGACTTATAAAGTTAAGTCTAATACTGCTGTATCTGGTGCGACTGGACTCTCAATTACTATTGATGAGCCCGATGGACTTGTAACAGCATTGACCACCTCTTCGCTTTTTGGTCTCATGTACAGTCCTTACAAAGATGTAAAGATTATTGATGGTGATGGCACCATGACTACTGGAGTTATTGGCGTGTCTACTGCTCCTGTGACAGCGGATTATTTCTGCTGGATACAGACAGCAGGGCCATGTTCGCTAAGATTAGGAGCGCAGGTAGGCATTGTTGGTGACGCAGTAACCTGGTCGCAGGCAAGTGGAGAAAGTGGAGAGGCAGAAAGAACTGATTACTCCGATGAAGCAGATATTGCTAACATCGGTGTTGCAATGGGTATACCTGCGGTAGACTCAGACAATCAGTGGGTTATGCTGAACATCAGGAGCTAAGTGGTAAAGGAACTAGCTGATGCCGAAAGGCAAGGGGTATCCAAACAGGGGCAAGCGCCCTAAGAAGCGCAAGCCCTCTAAGTAGCCAAAAGAACTGAACTTTGGACTCCGCAGGGGGTTACGGATTACTCTGTACCCCCTGCGGGGCGCAATGTAGAGACTGACGGGTACGTGCAGGTACATGATCCCGTCACGGACAAACGGCATAAGTTCTGTGTCCTTTCGGTAGCCCTCACACTGCCCTAATCACTACCGCTGTCATTACCACACTGAGCCATCATCACGATAGGCTCTTTCCCTATGATTGGCTACGCAATGAGTGGCGTTCCCTCCGACGGCAACTTCTTGTCGGTAATGCTGTCGCTTAGGGGCTAGTCTATCCGTTTTTACATTCGTGGTATAATCCCACGAAGGGAGACGGTAGAATGGCTTTTAGTGAAGAGCGTCTCTACGGACGTTTCTTTGAGCACATGGAGTTCCTCTCTACCTGTGGTGTGCCTCTCTATATACGTTATTCCAGTCGAGACTTCCCTACTGACGTTGAGTACCCCTTGGAGGAAGTCTATTCCAATAGTGGCTGTTGCTATCTCACGCCCACAGCCCTTGAGAACGATACGGTAGAGGTCGTTAACTAATGGTTCAGCAGCTCTGGACACCACCAGGAACAGTGCAGGAAGAGACGGTACAGATAGGTCGTGTCAATCCCGACGTGACCAGGGAGACCGCCTTTTCGTACGCCTTCACCTTCACTTACAAAGGTAAGGTTAAGCGGCTTCAGGTTGTTGCCACTGACGGTGACAGGCGCTCGGAGATTGAGGACAAAGCCGCTGAGGTGGCAGAGAGGTGGGTGCGGGAGTTGGACGGTCGGGACCATAAGAGGGCACCGACTGAGGACGAGAAGAAGCAGATAGGCAAGATTCTAAACGATATTCTCTTACATCGGAAGAAGCGGACAGCTAGTTCTACTGGAGATATTTACTTTAAGGGGAGGAAATGACACAACAACAGTCCATCATTATCGGTAAGCTGACCACGTCGCCGCAAGAGATGCTGGAGTCTGTCCTGGCTCTGATTCAGCAGGACGAGAACGTGCGGCTCAAGATAGTGAACGAGATTCAGTCTGTGCGTTTACAGCGACTGTCTACTGAGATGGAGGCAAAGGCAGCCTCTAACGGGAGTGTCAGTATCGAGGAGGGCGCCGCTGAGGAAAGTGGGCTTGTCACGGCGGATACCTTAGAGTAAGAACGCTTAGGGGAAGACTCGTTCGCTGGACACTGAAGAAAACCTATAGGAGGTGTATTATTCCTAAGCATGGTCCGCGTTCAAAACCTCACGGGAATTTGCCGAAGCCTAAAAAGAAACGCGTGGGAGCCAAAAAGGGTAAGGGCAAGTAGTCATGACGACTGGTGTGTTTCAAGGAAGAAGCAGAGAAGAGATAGCTGTAGCTATTGGCGAGAACCTGGGAGCCATATTCCTGTCTACTATGACGGCTCAAGGCACTGCCACCACGCTCATTGACTCCACCTTAGTAGGGGGAGACGACGACCATAACGGCAGGTGGGTGCGGTTTACGTCTGGTGCCAACGATGGCCGGATACGCCGCGTGAGTGACTACGTGGCATCTAGTACCACTGTCACTATCGACGCCACTGGAACGGCTCTAACTCAAACTGAGTCTGGTGATACCTACGAGCTTTGGGACGAGGAGTACCAGCCCGAGAGTGTTCACAGGGCCATTGAGCAAGCAGGTGTGGACATAACGGGGATAGCCTTTGACCCGATTGAGAACACGTCTCTGCACGGCGATAAAGCCACTGCCCGTTTTGACGTTCCCTCCAACATCTACATGGTTCGGGCCATCGACTACCGCTCCAGTGTGACTGGTACGACTATCCATGCGTGTGACCGGGTGTTTGACGAGACCACGGACTCGGACTTCACTCAGGCTGTTGACGACCAGGACTTTAAGTTAGGCAAGTCTCTGAAGATAACAGTTGCCGCAGGTGGCTCTGCCGGAGACTTCGTTACTGACTCGATTAGCTCCCTGGACTTGTCCCGGTACACGCACCTGGAAGGCTGGATTAAGTCCACGGTGGCACTAACGGCGGCTGACTACAAGGTCCACCTGGACAACGGCGCTGTACTGGCTGACGGGACGGACAAAGAGAGTCTGGACATGCCTGCGGCCAGCGCCGATATCTGGACGTACTTCAGTGTGAAGCTAGACAACCCGGAGGACGATACAGCTATCATCTCCATTGGCCTAGAGATGGATCAGGACAAAGACGCTCACACCGTCTGGTTCGATCAGATACAGGCTGTCAACACCAACACGGCCAGGTGGAATAGGTTGCCGAAACACTTATGGCACCTGGAGCAGGAGTCGGCCGCTATCATTCTGACTACTGGCGGCGTGAACGTGGTGGGCTACAGTCTACTCAAGCTGATTGGCGGTGACAGGCCGGTGTTGCTCAGCGCCGATGCCACCACCACAGAGACCCATGCCAGCTATATCATCTACCGTGCCACAGGGCTACTCATGGCAGCCAGGGGTGGTGGCCCTAGCACCGATCCTGAGAACAAGGGTAACCGTTCTGGCGCCTGGTTCGGGCTAGCTGAGCAGGAGAAGAGGCGCTTCGGGCTGCTCCAAGACGTTAGGCTGGTCCGGTGAGAATAGTTAGTGCCGTAACCGATGTCCCCAGTGCCGCCACGGCAGTACGGATACTGAATACCAAGGACAAGATAGGCTGGATTAGGTTCACGGCGCCTACAGCGAATACAGGACTTACCTACGTGGGCGACAGCACGGTAAGCGCCACTAAGGGATACGTTCTAGGGGCTGCCGGTGGTGTGGACGCCTCCATAGAGCTGGACTTTCGGCCTGGTACGGTCACAGCAGACACTCTCTGGATAGACGCGGCTACTAATGGTGACGATGTGAGTTGGCTAGCAATAATAAGGTGACGTTATCGCTCAGCGCGTAGTTGGCCAAAACGAGGTGTTCATCGATGAGACTCTCTATCCCATCACTCGTCCCGTGCAGTCTGCCCTCTCCTCTGTTTACCCTCCCAAGCTGGTCATAGGGGACACGGATAAGGACAGCGGGCAAGGGCTGTCGGTACTTGCCATGGGGGACTGGCGAGAGGGCATCGGGCTGAACAAGATGAAGGGCGCAGCGGACGTTGCCCGTGCTTGGTGGTCCACCTGCCAGCTCCGTTACCAGGGGCATCTAGTCCTGCCGCCACTGGCCACAACTACAGCAGCCTCTGGGGTCAGTGGGGATTTTACAATAGGGGCTATCAATGAGCTTGCTGATGAAATATACGTTGCGTTTGGAACCTCTGTCCGTAAGTTCAACAACACCAACGACTCCTGGGGCAGTTCCTTAGCCACTCTGCCTGCTGTTGCTACTGACGCCATCAACATTCGTCTCGGTGACACTATCTACCTCGTATTCGCCACTACTGGCGGTTATACCTACACCTCAAACGGCTCCTCCTGGACAGACGATACCAAGGATGCCAAGTACCTGGCCTTCTGGGATGACCGGCTCTGGGGAATCGACAACACAGGCCAACTTTGGTTCGCGCTTGCCGTCGGCACAGAGACAGACGATGCTCAGCTCCCTCTCCCAGATGGATACGTGACAGACCTGTTTGTGGCAAGAGACGCCTCTGGTGAGCCCATCCTGTACGCAGCCACCAAGGTCGGTCTGTTCGCTCATGATGCAGCCAACAGTCGTTTCGTGGAGACCGAATTAACTCTACCCTTCCATGATAACGCTGGTCAGGGCTGTGTGAAGTGGCGGGACTCCGTGTACATGCCTACAGGACTGGGCATCTACAAGTTCATCAATGGCTCCAACTCAGCGGTCATCACCATCATGGGGCCGGATCGCGATGACGGCCTACCCTCGGACAAGCGCGGGGTTATCGCGCAACTCGTTGGTACTCACAACGACCTACTGGCCATCACTGACGCTACGACCGCTCCAGGCAGTTTGGACCTATATGCATCTGGAGAGTCCCATGTCATAGAACCTGACGCGGGGTTCTCTGAGATTCTAGCCTGGAACGAGACCGGTTGGGAGGTACGGTGGCTGGGAGGGTCTACCACCAATGCCATTGACTACGCCCACGTGAGCAGCGCCTACAGCAAATACCGCCTCTGGTGGGCGTATAACGAGCGTGTCTTGCACATGCCCTTGCGGGTAGACATCATCAACCCCAACGAGGTCTCAGACTTCATCTACGCGGCCTCCGGGGAGTTGGAGACGCCTTGGTTCACGGCGGGCCAGTCGGAGGTAGAAAAGCTCATGCTACGACTGTTGGTAGAGGCTGGGGACATGTCGTCCTCCGAGACGATAACTCTTTCCTACGGGATAAACTTTGCTTCCAACTACACGTCCCTTGGGACTATCACCTCGGACGGCCTCACGACCTACCAATTCCCCGACAGCACCACACCCACCGGCACAGTGTTCCGCTCCATTCGGTTCAAGATAGAGTTGGCCCGCGGGAGCACCACTACTCTAAGTCCTGACCTACTCTCCCTCACCATGGAGTATCGTAAGAAGCTACCGGCCAAGTGGGGGCACACGGTTGAGCTAGATATTCGCGATAGGTACAAGGACAATACTGCAAAGGTGTTACGCTCCAACCTACGCACGGCTATTGAGAGTACCAGCTTGGTAGAGTTTACCTTCCGTGACGATGACGGGAACACGAGGAACTGGTTCGTTGATGTAGTTTCTGCCACGGGCCTAGAGCGTACCGGGCATGATGAGACAGGTGTCAGTCGAGTGACGTTGGTTGAGAGATGACCACTCAAGCTCCAGCTCAGGTGCCGGAGGGCTTCTCAGGCTCTCTCCCTGAGTTCATCGTCCTGGCCACTCTCATTGAGTTAGGTAAGCGGCCTGGGGTGGATTTCAATTACCAGAGTGCATTGATGGGAGGCAGGCTGGAGAAAGGCGGGGTCATTGTTGACTTCCTTTTCTCTGACCCGCCTGATTTGGGCATCTCAGTATTAGGAGAGTATTTCCACTATGGGTTTGGCCCTGAAGCTAAGGCCCGTGATATTATGGCACGGGAACAGTTAGCCGCCTTAGGTATAACCTTAATTTTCATCGATGAGTCCGATGTGCTAAGTGACCCTCGCTTTTATGTACAGGCTGCGCTTCGTTATCGCGACCATAGCAAATTGACGCGAGGATAGATCGGATGAGGAAAGTTCGTCGCGCCTAACTTCTTATAACAACAAGAGTGCTATGGGTCTGTCATAGGATGAGGCACTTGTAGGAGGTATATAATGGCCAACCAAATATTCAGTGGATTCCTATATGACGATGGGGGGGACGCTGTACAAGGCGCAACTGTAAACCTCTACGACCGCAATACGACCACTCCCTCCCGCGCCGACACCACGACCAACTCCGCCGGCTACTGGACCATCAGCCATTCGACTGAGGGCCGCTTCGACGTGGAGATTACCAGCGGTTCCTCCAAGCGCCGCATCAAGTACGACGAGGAGCGCCAGTTCACGACGCTGGAGGTGGCCAACCTCAATATCCGCAACCCGGCCGACACCTTCGACTACAGCATCCTCCCTGCCGCCATAGTGGCAGACCGTGTTCTGACCCTACCGCTCATTACAGCCACTGATACGCTGCCTGCTATCGGGTTGGCTCAGACCTGGAGTGCTGTTCAGACTCACAGCGCCAACATCTCTTTGTCTGCCAATGCAGATATCGCCTTTACCGGCACTACCGGGACCAACGACATTGTCCTGACTAATGGGCTGGCAGATGCCTTGAGTATCACAGACGGGTCTGCTGACATTATCGTGGTTAACACGAGTACGTCAGGCAACGTGACCACGTTTACGTCTGCGCTCAGTGTAGTAAGTACCTACGACGCTGCCGCCACTATTTACCTACGAGAGAACGCAGGCACAAGCGGGACGATCAAGATTCATGCCGACCAGGGCACGAGTGTTACAGAGGCCGCAGAGTCAATTAATATCCTCTCTGACGCTGGTGGAGTTGGAATCAGAAGTACGGCGAATCTAGCAAAGGCGATTAATTTAACAAGCGACGGTGGAACTACGGGTTCCATTGCCATCTTTAATGATCAGGGCACGTCTGTGGCGGAGGGAACTGAGTCCATCTCGATCTTATCCGATGATGGTGGGGTAGGGATTCGCAGTACCGCAAACCTTGCAAAAGCCATTAATTTAACAAGTGATGGTGGGGCTACTGGGTCGATTGCAATTTTCAATGACCAAGGTACTTCTGTAACAGAAGGTGCAGAGTCAATATCGCTTCTGTCTGACGTAGGGGGTGTAGGTATCCGGTCTACTGCCAACCTTGCTAATGCGGTGAATATCACGGTAGATGGCGGAACCACCTCTACTATGACGCTGTTCAACGACCAGGGCACGGCGGCGACCGAGGGGGCTGCGTCCATACAGCTACTGAGTGATGCGGGTGGGGTCAACATCAAGTCCGGGTTGAACGGCGCCAATGCCATTCTCCTAACGGCAGATGGTGGCACATCTGAGACTATTGTTATTCACGCGGATCAGGGGAGTGGCACAGGATCAATCGAACTCCTGTCTGACGCTGGGGGGATAGAGCTAGACGCAGGCACAGATATCATCCTTGACGCGGGCGGGGCAGACATCTTCCTCAAGGACGACGGTACTCTGTTTGGGACACTTAACAACAACAGCGGCGAGTTACTCATCAAGTCCAGTTCGTCCGGCACCACAGCCGCCACGTTTAGCGGGGCCAACGTCACGTTTGCAGGGACGGTAGATGCCACCACCGACTTCACGATTGGAAGCACGGTAATTACAGACGATGTAATAACCTTCACCCCAAGCTCTAGCGATACCGTAACGCTAACCTCGTCTACGAATGGAGCCTTTTCACTTGTAACAGTTGATGATGCCGCAGCGGCGGCTAACATTCAGATTACTGCCGATGGAACTGTAGATATTGATTCAGCGGGGGTTCTCACTCTGGATTCCGGGGCAGCCATAAATATAGAGCCTGAGGGTGGCTCTGTCATCCTGCTGGATGGAACTATTAGTATAGATGCCGGTGTGGTCACTGGAGCAACCAGCATTACTTCAACAGCTTTTGTCGGGACGCTCTCGACGGCGGCGCAGCCCAATGTGACGAGCCTGGGTACTCTCGCTGCCGGTCTAACCTTCCCTGCCACCCAGGTCGCTTCAGCTAGTGCCAATAATCTCGACGACTATGAGGAGGGGACGTTCACGCCGACGCTGACGGACACAGACCGGTCGGACAAAAGTCAGGTGTACGCTATTCAGATTGGACGGTACACGAAGATTGGGAACCGGGTAATGTTTACCTGTCGCCTGAAACTCACAGACTACGGCTCGATGACTGTTGGCTCTGCGGCTATAATTAACGGCTTGCCGTTTACGTCTAGCTCGGCAGCGAATAGTAATAGTGTGGTCTCGTTCGGTTACTGCGACAGCCTAGAGATTGGTGCGTCGGAGAGTCTGACGGGGTTCACGGGTATTAACGATACATACATAGACATTTACGTGTGGAACGCTACAGACGGGCCGAATGTTGTGACTCTTGCGGTGCTGTCGGATGATAATGACGACGTAGATTTAATGTTCTCGGGATCATATGAGGTGTAGTCATGCCGTCAACGATATCTCAGATAAATGTTCGGGGAGATGGGCAGATCGAGGTACAGAGAGCTGATACTGACGCCGACGGAGTCACGACCTACCATCGGCACGTCGTGTACCCCGGCGCTGATGTTAGCGGAGAGGATGTGGCTGTGCGGGCCGCCGCTGCTACTGCACACACAGACGCCGTCATCGCTGCGTACCGTGCGGCTTTGACGACGACTCCATGAGATGTCGAGTAGGAGCCAAGTGCATTACTTGAAAGACGGTACGATGGTAGAGCAACAGCTACTCCTACGGGCTGTCTAGCCGCGACGTGATGGAGTCGGTGAGGTATGAACAACTGAGGGAGATTCTTTCCCTCCAGGTACTGCCGGAGATCAGGGAGCTTAGGCGGCGGCAGACTGTGCTACAGGCCACCATCTGGATAGGCATGGTCTGTCTATTGTCTGGGATGGTGGCAATATTGGGACTCATAGGAGTGTTAATCAGTGCTGCGAATTAGACTGCCACGCCCAAGGGTGAACGTCCCGAACCTGCATCTGCGCTGGCTGTGGATGCTGCCAGTTCGGTTGGCCTGGGCATGGCCGCGCAGAGTCGCCAGGACGCCTCTCAGAGGCGTCCGATGGGTGCTTCGATGGGTATGGCTGCGGGTGGCTGCTACCGGGAGGGGAATCTGGTGGGTCATCCGGGCTGTCGGGAGATTCTTCCTTGCCATCGGGAGAGGCATCATTGCAACGC